CATTAACTATGATCTCCGAAAACAAACTCATAAGATATGAAGTTGCAGTATGGATATCTGGTTTCATAATCAGACGTGTACTTGCAGCTACTATCTTCCCGTATAGTAGTATGGCAAATTACGAAGCTAGTAAAGATGTATTCTTACTTCTTAACAAGTTAATCGTTGCCAAACTAATTCTCAAGACGCGACAGAGCAAGGAGCAAGGCAATTCTGTCCCCTCAGATAAACATTTTCTAGAAAAGGAGGAATAAGATGCAAATCCGCAAAGCAAGCAGTCTGGATCTCATCCCAGAAGTTGAAAGCCAACTTTCCCGATTTATGTCTGGCATTGTTCTAGGTAACAATGACGTAATCAAAGGCCCCCTAGCCGATGTACCAAATGTCTTTGAAGACTTTAAAGATTGGTTTGAAGCTATGCAGTCTAAGGAGCCTCTAATTCCAGAATTAATGGATGTCGAAAAATCTAACCAAGAGAAGTTCGGTCCACGATCTATCTCAAAACCTTGGTCAGAGAGAATCGAAGGAGTCGAAGCATATTTTGACGTCAAGTCTGAAACTCTTCCACGTCTTAATGTTCCGCAAGGCTCAGGACGTCTTAGACCACTAAGTGTCCAAACAGCTTCAGAATATATCAAACGTACTACCAATTCCGGTTTACCTTATTTAAGGAAGAAAGGGTTAGTACTTAAAGAAGCTGTTACTAATTTCCAACAACTGTTAGACCGACAGGATCCATGTGTTTTATTCACTAGAACACAAGAGTCTGGGAAGACTAGACCTGTCTGGGGTTTTCCAATTGCAGATACGTTAAACGAAATGATGTTTTATAGACCACTTTTAGAGTTCCAAAAGAATAGTGGCTATCGTAATGCTGTTATTGGTCCGGAATCAGTTGATACTGGAGTTAGCGAACTAATGAAATTCGCGTCAGCTAATGACCTTAAGTTATTAAGCATTGATTTCTCCGCTTATGATACTAGTATTTCGCCAGTACTATCGCGCATGTGCTTTGATTATATCAAGTCCTTATATCAAAACAACTATTCATCAGATATTGACTACATTTACGAACGTTTTGTTAGTATTGGTTTAGTCACTCCAGACGGTATTTATACCGGTGAGCATGGAGTTCCTTCTGGTAGTACATTTACTAACGAGATTGACTCTCTTGTTCAGTATATTATTGCCAAGAATTATCCAGATGAAGAATTAAAGTTATTTCAAATCCAAGGAGATGATGGACTGTACGCTGTTCGTGATCCTGATGGACTAATGGATTGGTTCCAACAATTTGGTTTGAAACCTAACTATGAGAAGTCTCTAACTTCTCAGACCACTGCGCAATATTTACAATTGACATATAATCCTCAGTATGAAAGAGATGGCGAGTACAAAGGAGTCTACTCGGTTAGCAGAGCCTTCAACCGTATCTGTTATCCCGAGAGATTCACGGATTTCACCAGAGATAAAATTGATGGGAAGTCTTATTTTGCGATAAGAACTTTATCCATCCTAGAGAACTGCAAATTTCATCCCTGGTTCGAGGAATTTGTTGCATTCATTCTTTCTAAGGACAAGTATGATTTGCAAATCAGCGAGCAGTCATTAACAAACTATATAAAGATGAGAAATAAAGAGGACGGCCGCGACATTAACTTTAACATCTATCAATACGGTGATTACGCTCAAGGCTTAAAGAGCTTTGATAGCTATAAATTAGTTCAAAAGTTAGTGTAAATCTCTTT